ACCTTATCCCATGTACTTGTTCCACCGATATAATTAAGCGGTAATCCCCTTGTCGTGTTATACGAATAATCAAATAATGCTATCCGCAGACTCACATAACTTGTAAAATACCAACCCCATTTGGATTTGTCATAATCAATGATAAACGGCGAGGCGAGTAATAATCCTATTGACGTGGCATTACAAAGATGTCCCCATTGTTTTTCGTCTGAATCATTCAATCCATCCCCAATAGCATTGAGAATAATAGAGCTGGAATATAGCGAAATGACTTTCCATGCCTGTGACTTTTGTTCTTTGACTATTGTATAACTATCAAAATAATCACTCTCAATATCATAGTCGTATTGGGCAAAACAATTTACCGATACAAATAATAATATGAGAGCTAAGTATTTCATTTGACTATCTTCTTTGTCCCCTCTACCTGTTCGGGTTCTTTAAGTTCGTCTTTGCTTATTGCCCTGACAGGATATTTTTTCAAGTCACTCAGCGTACTTACTACCTTTATCTTATCAATAGCTTTTTTTTCTGTCAAAAACTTCTCTATATAGGGCAATACTTCTTTTGGCAGGATATATGTCCCGTCTTTTATCTCAATAGGCTGTATGGCAAACCAATCGGTTATCTTCATATAACCTATCTTCTCTGCTTGTTGTTTCGTTAATCGTATCATATCTGTTAAGTTATAATTCCAGTTCCGTTACTGTCCATATATACTTCAAAGTCATCTGTCATATCATCAACATTTGCCTGTGAGTATCCTGAACTTAAAAATCCCATAGATATTTGTGATGTATTAAACAAACCCACACTTCCGTCAGTAGTTCTCCTTGCCAATAGAACAACATCCTGATCTGGTATTTTGGTACTTGCCTTGGCAAAACTTGTTCCTACTTTGTTTATATAAATTGTATGATTCAATGCATCGTTTCTTGTTGAAATAATAAATCCGCTTGTAGTAACGGCATCTGCTACTTGTGTTAAATTATCATTGACACCCAAATATAAATTAGTAAGATTTGCTCTTCCTGAAATCAATCTATTATCTAATCCACCATCGCCAGCAGTACTATACACACCATGTGCAATATCAGTACCAAATTCTAATGTCCTGAAATACAACCCAAAACTTGCTGAATCAAGAACATAATTAATACCATCCGTTCTACCACAGTAATTGGCTTCAATATAATTACTCGCCCCATCACCTGTAAATCCCTCATAAGCAACAAAAGCAGGTGCATTGACAAGCGTGGCATCATGTGTACCGGGATTTTTCCAGTTAACACAAGCCTCGCCAGCGTCATTGGTATGAATAGCAAAATTGTATAATACATCCTTTTTTGCCCACACACCGTCATCAATCCATGATTTGACAAGTGTATTGTATTTTTCACTATCCCCGGCAGAAGGTTTGTTTGTCCAGGAATCATAAACAGCATTATATTCTGTTGTCCATGTAGTAGAACTATCGCTTATCTCTGGTGATTCATGTTCTCCGTCATAAGCAACAACAGTAATCTCATATCCCGTATCTGCCGTGAGTCCATCAATCGTATAAGTTCCGTCACCATAATCAGCAGTGCCGTCAAGCACACCGTCAACATAAATCCTTATCCCGTCAGCCGCCTCTGCTCCATCTGTCCAGTCAACCTGAATCTCTGTATCAGAAACAGGGGTTAATATAATATCACTCGGAGTTCGTGAAGCCCACCAAGCAGCCCAGTTGAAAGGAGAATTAAAAGGTATTGCAGGTGTTATTCCTATTGCCATTGTTTTTATATTAAAAAGGGATGCAAGTAAACATCCCCTATATTAAATAATATTTCATCGACTTGTTTATTTTCCTACAGAAAATGTTCCTGTAGTTGTATATACTCCCATTGTTCTGTAAACTCTTTTAATCAATGCAGGATACCAAAAGCCTGTATAAGATGCTGCCTGTACTGCTGTGATCCTGAAATCCCTTCCAGATGCAAGTTGGACACAAATATCTCCTGCTGTCTCAATGTTTATTGTAAAATAAGGTCCTGGTTCATAATCTGCCCCTTCGACAGTCATATCAAGAACGGCAATATCATTATCTGTATCAGTTATGAAAAACGGAAAACCACCGGCATATTCCGAAAGTATCTGCATCGAAGGCGGGATATTCTTACCACATTGTTCTGTAAATGCCATTAGTAATAAAATTTAAGTATATCTTTTGTCCATTGTGTATAGTCCTTATTGCCACGAGCAGCAGCCATAAGTCTATGTATGGCTTTTATCGTCAGGGGTCGTTTATGTCCTTCTGTAAAAATTGTGCCGATAGCCCTGGTAATAGACCTCAGTGCATTACTCGCCCGATCGGTCTCCGAAAGACTTTTTATCTTTGCCTTTAATTCCGGGATAGTATTAATACCACGTCTTGAATCAGCCACAAGATTACGAATACTGAAATCCTCCGGACGCTCATTTTCGTAAACCCTCAATGCTACATCAGCAACCCTGACGGCAAGTTCCTGAAGTTCCGTAACCGTTATATCAGTATGTGCGGTCAGCCACCAGAACTTATCCTCGGTGCTTATCTTGCTCGTCAATACTCCTTTTAATGTTATCGGATCACCGAGACGTTTTATCTCGGCTTCGGCTAAAGGGAGATGTCTTTTATTGACAGTGTAATAACAGTCGAGATTTTCTACAACAAACTTTTTATCATAAACAATTTTCATCAGATTACATCTTGAAGTTTTTCACAAACATTCAATTTCAATGCAACATGTCCACAACTATCGGTAGTGAAGAAATTATCGGCACACCACTGTTCATGGTCTGTGATATTCATATCACAGGTAAAAGGCGACTCAGCATCTTCACAATCTACATAATAACAGACAGTGTTCATATATATTTCTTCAGTAACAGGGTCTATCCTTGCACAACTGGCAAGTTTTTCGAAAAATGTCGCTCCCATTATCTGGCAATCTGAATTTTGTATTCTTCCCATTTTTTTATAATTTAATTATTAAGCCATTGGTGATGCACAACGAAGCGGATCAAACTGTGAATCCCATTTGAGTGACAATTTAATCAATACCTGATCACGCTTACCACGTGGTATCGGATGTGTAGCTTTTAGCGTTCCTTCAATACCGTCATTGCCACCGTAAAGAAGTCCGTCATGTGTCTCATACCAGAACTTGACCTTGAGGTTACAACCGGCAGTCAGGAGAAAATTATAATTCACATCATTTGTCTCATCAACATCGAAAAGAAGATTAAAACGTTTTGGCGAATAACTTGTCCTGTCTCCCGACATCTCTGTTTCTGTTTGTTCCGGTTCCGGTAATTCTCCTATGCCGGGAAACGTACGTATATCATCCGCCTCCGTTCCTGTATCATCAAGACGAGCCGTCCATTCTGCAAGCAGTTCAACGTTTGTAAACGATGCACTATCAGCACGCCCTATATAAAGTTTTGAAATCTCCCCCCAATGCCATTCGGGAGCACATTCATTGCTCTCGGCTGAAGGTATTGAAGAATCACAATCTATGGGACATGTAGGATTAACTAATACTGACATATCAATTTATATTTAGTTTTAACAAAGATATTTTATATAATTTCAAAAGTTATAAACATAATGTTTTATTATTCATATTTAAGGAGAAGCTCTGTTTATCAGTTCAAGAGCAGCAACCTGGTAAGTATCAGAACCATTATTCATAGCTGTAAAATAATAACATTTTCCATTATCTGTTTTAAATATTGAAATACATCCGCCACAGTGATCACTTGCCCAATCATAATCAAGTCCTAAGGCAGCAAAATAGAAAGGATTAATAATTTCCGGGGGGAATGTGTTATGAGGATACCATGTGTTTCCTGTTTTATCATATTTAAACAATCCATGCACTCCATTGCCACGATTGCCTGACATAGTATATCTACTATATCCGGAACCGATTAAATATAATTCTCCTTCTTCTTCAAGCATTATATGCCCGGCCATATAGCCCTCGCAAAATATTGAATCATTACCGTCCCATTCATTCTCGTAAACATAACCTTCTAATATATACCCGCTATCAATAGTATCACTCGTATAATGAGGAAATTTACTTGTAGAAATATCTCCAATAATAGAAAGAAAAGTTAAATGCCATTTATTTTCAAAATAAATTAAAGATGGGCCATAACAGGGTATATCATTAAAGGCAATTGTATCCGGTAATGTCCATCCAGACATATCTTTATCAAAATATATAATTGCTCCACGTACATTATTGCTTCCGTCATAACAACAAACTGTAATAGCAACAGTATCATCATCTATAAAATTAGGTGCGCCAGTAGCAAATACATTGTTAGCAAAAAATGCTTTATCTGTAGTTAATATAATCGGTGCATCTCCATTCTGCATTGTCCACGTTATCAAATCATCTGAAACCGCCCATCCGATTTGAAGTTTATTGGCTATCGTACTGCGTCCGTTCACCAACATAATATAACGTGAATTAACAGTATCATACCAAACAGGACCGGGTTGTACATATTTATCTCTCCATGCCGGAGCTCCTGCACTGTTAATAACCCCGGCCGCCGTCTGTCCGGGTAAAAATTTATAATTCGCAAAAGGAGAATATAAACAAACTTTTTCTCCAATCGATAAATTAGTTACTGTATTTAAATATAATCTGTTATTAGGAAGATTGAAACTAATAATTTTTTTCTGTGTTGTATAATCACCGGTATAACCAACGCCCCCTGCATTAAAATCTTCAAGAGACATCAAAAACCACAATATCTCTGTCGAGCAAATTAAATCGGTCGGTAATGCATTTAATTCCACATAATCGGCTCCTATATTGGTAATTACTAACAAAGTAGTATCCCCGGATTCAGAGAGATTATCACCTTCGGTATTCCTGATTAAAGCAGGACTGAAACTTTCTGATAATTTAAAAAGTAATGGTGCGGGTTCTATATTTTCACAGCAAGCTAATAATACTGCTTTCATGTTGTTTGTTTATTAATCATAATCAAAAGTAAGTGTTATCCGTGCATAGTATTTGCCGGGAGCAAGCCATTCGTGTTCAACTTCCAGGTTGTTAATATCATTAACATCCCCAACAAGGTCTGTTATCTCTACCGTATCATGTAGTTTCATACGGTTAAACACTTCGACCATATAATCGGGCATATTTAGTGTTTTAGCTACATATTTCTTATCCTGCCGTACAAATGTTCGTATAAATTTCCCTTCGCCGTTTTTCTGTCCTTCTTCTTCCTGAGGGAAAATACATTCCATAGGCTCCGATTCAAACCAAACTGTATGTACTATACCGTCCTGATAAAGCAGATCCGCTATGTCACAAGTATTTGAGAAATCAATTCTAAGATATTTTTCTGAATATTCACGCATGACAAGGACATCTGATGTAGAAAAATTAGAGGCTGCTGTATTAGAGAATAATATTCTATATGTAGTTCTTGTTCTTGTTGATGTTAATGTAATATCATTTAATCCCACTACTGCTGTTTCTGAATCTGATGTTATACCAGATGCGGCTTCATATAAACTAACAGTTGGTAATACGCCTGAATTTAAAGTCAGAAAAAATATTACTCTTATATTCTCACCTTTTATAACAGAAATATAATTAGAACTTCGGCACCTTCCTGCTATACCTGTTTCTATTGCCGAAGTTATTTCTACCCCGGAAGAAGTAAATGTCTCATACGGTACAGTTACGCTATTCGCCCATCCTGTTATCAGATTAGGATAAATACAATCTACTTTGAATATATCTGAATAATAAACATATCCATTTACTGTTGTAAATTTAAGATAATAAATCCCGGAAGGCAAATAAGATAATATACCAGCATAACCGGCAGTTATACCTCCTTTATATTGAAAATATTCATCTGTCAAATCTGAATAAATAGAAGGAGCACAAGTATCAGATATGGCAAATTCTACATAATAATTTGATAATTCTGTAGCATTATTACGAAATCGTAATCTTGCTGCTGCATCTGTATCAGTAACGGTGAGAACATAAAAATAGAAATCCGTAGCAGGATAAGGAATACCTGTTTCGAGACGAACTATATTGCTTATTTCTGAACCTGCATTATCAACAATAAATATCTGTGGAGCAGTGCCTGAATTTAATGTTAATTCTGTTCTTACTAAAAATGAATCTCCTTTTGTTACTGCAAATGGATCCGTGAAGACATAATCGACATCTGCAGCAGTTGTTTTTATTGCCGTAAATCCAAAAGGTGATGCATCAGCAAAAGTATCATATCCTGCATTAGTTACATTACCATGATCAAAATTAAATTGTCGCTCGCCACTAAAAAAATTATGTGGCAATATCTCTGATTCATTTTCTTCTAAATCAATAAGGCGTATAGAACATAAGCATCCCGGATCATCTGCTTCCACGTTCCATTGCATAGAAGGCAGTCTCCACCGGGGACAAAGTACAGGATGTTTCTCGTCTGCAATATCTCTTGCCCTGCGATAACATTGCTTCTCGATTTTGTTATATACAGGTAATACTGTATTTATTGTTTTCATAACGTACAATTATCATTATAACTAAAATATATCTCCCAGCCAACCAATGCCGTAGCATCTATTTCAATAACACAATAACCTCCCGGCGGTATTGCCTGACACCATGTGGCAAATGTAAATGTATCATCATAAGAACCAAGTGGTATTGTCCATGTCTCCCAGTCGCCTGTGCACTGCCAAACATCCAGGCTATCATATATATTCTCACGATATTGCACAACAAGTGCCCCATCAGCAGCTTCTGTTAATGTAGCAGAAAGCGAATCACATGTGTCTTCCTGTTTAACAAATATAGCCTTAACAGTTTCAACACCTGTGTTTTCATTGTCTTCCGGGCCGTAAAGCAAATCAAAATCCATTTCACCGCTTGGCTTAAGTGCAGCACGTTGTACCGTAGCTTTTTCGCCTCCGAAATATGTCTCTCCGAGTTCCGTTGTTATCTCATCCGTAGGATCATATCCTGTATCAGGGCAAATGACAGCATAACATTTCTGATGTTTCATTTTTTGTGCCGTCCAGAATGTTATAAGATCATCATTCATATAGCCCTCAATCAGGACCCTGTTGTGCCGGAAATAGTAGTTATGTAAATTAGCAATCGAAAGATGACAATTTAACTTCACAACAGTCGCATCGTATGCACCTACTTCAAGTGATACATAATAATTACCCCCATTTTCATAATTAGCTAAAATAACAAACCCTTCATTAGAAATAGAATCCGTATAATTAATTATATATTCTAAATCTGTTGTTACATTAACAGTTGTTTTTTTGACATTACTGTCTGGATCGGGATCAACACATTTTGAATCATACCATATAGGAGCACCAATAAAATTAAGATCATCCGATTCTATAAATTGCCATTTTTCATATTTAGGCATTTTATCTTTCAGGTAATTATATTTATTTGTAGCAACACATAATTCCTGGGTTCTTAAATCAATACCGACACCGCCGGCGAACCATGATATATGTTCTACGTTTATAGTATCTGTACCTGAATCATAATCCCAGCATACCTGAAATATACCCCAGAGAATATCCATGAGCTCATTCCACGATAACATTGCTGTTGTTGCGGGATCTGATGCATCGGGATTTTTTATATCTGATTTTTGTGCAATTGTTAAATAAAGGAGTTTATTTGTGTATAATGTTGCAGGATTATCTGCAGCAGTAAAAAATTCACTTGAAACTGTCACCCCCGGTTTTATATAATTTGCAAGATATTCTAATACATTATTATCGGCAAGCCTGGCAAGCCATCGGTTATTTGTGTAATCAATATCGTAAATGCCCGCCTTAAATGCTTTTGTAGTAACTATTGTCGGTACTTCGAGTATATTATATCGTATATCTGCAAGATCGAGCATATCAATATAATCATCTATAAGTTTCGGAGTTACCGTAAATGTACAGTTATCAAGGTCAAAATCACCGTCTGTTGTCGAAAACTGCCCATTCCAGTAAGCATCGCCCATACGTGTAATCCGGAATAGAATAGTATCACATGGAGCAATAAGCTCTATGGCATATAAAAGGTCAAAATCATTTCCTCCGTTATTATTGACAAATGTCAGTGTTCCGGAAAATGGCCTGCGATAGAATCTTCTCGGTGTATCCTGCTTCTCGTCAACAATCTGCGTTTCAAGAAAATTCAAAGGGAAAACCTCTGTTTCTGTTGATCCTGTTGTAATATAATGACGATATATTATCATTTTTTAATTATTCTTGTCGTATTACCTTTGCGTGATATAACCACCCGGCCATTATCTGTCATAAACTCCTGTCCCCCGAAATAATGATTTAGTTTTATCAATTGTCCCTCAACACGTTCAAGACGTGAGTTTGTCGATGATGTGTCAAGATTAATAATATTTCTTATTCCGGGTTGTTTTGGGATGATCAATTTATCCTTATTGAATGAATCAACCATACGTGCAAATACTTTCCCATATTTCCGTGATGCTCCACGTGAAAGAACTCCCCAGTCCTCACCTTCTTCAACTTCTACATGTGAAAGAAATGGTTCTCCACCTTCGGAATGTAATTTTCCCTTAACCGTTCCACGACCCCCCTCAGCAAGCTTTGTTATCTCTCTTGCCCTTGCTTTCGATGCAAGAAATACTCCCCACATTAAAGCGATCAGGACAATAGCAATAGGAAGCAGCGGGCCGGGAAATGCTTTAATAGTCTCTGCTGAAGCCGTCACGAGTGAACTTACTTGTGCAAGATTATCTATTTTTCTCTTTTGTTCAATAGCTCGTTCTTCGTCTTTTAATGCCTGATCACGGAGTTCTTTAAGTTTTTCTATTTCTTGTTTTTTAGCACCCACATTAGAAGCATATCCGGCTTTATAAAGTTCTACCTCTGCATCCATTGCTCTTTGTGCTTCTGCTATCCGGGTATCAAGTATTTCACGCTGTCTCTGTGCATCATCTACTGATTGATCAGCAATGTCCTGAGCTACACTTGCAAGCTCATATATAAGTTGTTTAACAGCCTCAACACGTTTTCTCTTATTTTCTAAATCTTCATCTTCTGCATCTTTTGTATCTTTAATAGCTTTATCTATCATTTTTTTCTGAGCATCATAAAAAGCTTTATTAACTCTCAGTCGCATGTGTTCCGGAACATCTGTCTTTTCAGGGGTTAATGCACTTTCAAGCAATCCTGTGCCCGACAGGGCGGGATTATAAAGATCACCATAGGCCATAGCTATCTGATCATCTTTTAATGCCTGTAAATGATCTCTTTGAGCCTTTTCAATAAGAAGATTATATTTTTTTATTATAAGATATTTCCTTTCTTCTGTATCGCCCCATTCTTTAAGTTCTTTATCTTTGGCTATCTCAAGTTGTTTTAATCTTAAATCTAAGCCGGTAAGGTTTATCATTGAAATCTCGTTATTTAAATCCCAAAGGCTTGTAAGATAACCATCAATTAATTTTTGTAAATCCTCATGGTATTGTTTCTGATCTTCGAGTTCTTTCTTCATAAGACCGGAACGCATAGAGGTCATTTCGTTAAGTCTCCTGTACCTCGTGGCGTCCAGTTCGTTCAGTTCTATATAAAGATCAATAAGTTTCATCTTTATTTTCTCGTCATCACCTTGCTCTTTAAGCATCTTTTCATAGGCTAATATCTGTTCCTGAGTGCTTTTTATCTGTATATTTATTGATTTGCTATTTGCTTCTATAGCTTTATCGTAAGCCTTAATGCGTTCTGTGGCTGTCTTTGTCTGGTCATGTGCTTCAACGGAATATTTTCTAAAGTCAACCATCGCCTTGCTCGCTTCGAACATAGCTATCTTATCATCTATACGGAGACGGTTCAATTCTTTTTGTGCGGCAATAACTTGCTGTAATCCTTTTGTCAGATCTGCTGTTCCTGTGACAAGATTATATAACACTTGTTTAGATACAACTCCGGCGATATTCATAGCATTTATTCCGGTCGTTGTTGCAAGAATAGCATCTTTCAATACTTTTAATACAACGGTAGTACCTGCGATCTTTATAGCCCATTCAGTTATCGACTGTGTAAGTGTCTCTGTTTGTTTTGCTGCTTTAACACCGGCAGTCTCATAATCTTTCAAGGTCAGCTCTGCCTCTTTAATCTTTTTATTATATTTTTCAATGTCTTCGATTGTATATGCTTTACGTCTTGCATTTTTCAAATCATCCAATGCTTTTTCAGTATCAGCAATAAGCCCCATTTCTCGCTGATGTTGTTTTTTTTGAGTATTACCAAGTCTCTCGACTTCATTATTAAGTTCACGGACACCCTTAACAGCGCTTTGATTCTTGGTAACTAATCTTAATTCAACTTCTGTCATATCACTTTATTTTTTCATTGACATAATCAAAAAATTCAAATACATTTAGCTTAACAATCTCTCTCATCTTTTGTGGGTCTTTATCACAAACATTATAAATCAGTTCTCTCCAGTATTTTTCAAGTTCACGTATTTCAACGGCTGTATGTTTTATTCTGTCTTCTCTTTCTTTTCGTTTTGGTCGCTTTCTATTGTCGTCAAACCATTGCGGGAAATTTTCTCGTAAGCTGACATCCATCCGTTGACAAGACTGGATGCCAAATAGAAAAAAGGGGACGCATCGAGTTCTTTATTCCAGCAGTCAATCTTTGAACGTATTATTCCATCATTGATAATTGTTAAATCTTCTCCTTCTTCATTGATAAACAAAGCACATAACCTCTGTGACGGATCGTCCTTCTTATCAATACGAATAATACCATTTTGAATATTATTAATAATCACTGCCATATTAAAATATTCGTGTTTATTAAATTCCTGAACAGCTTTATCCAGATTATTATAAATATCTATAAACGTGGCAGAATAACCAAATTCCATATTTATACGCTGCATCTCCCGCCAGCGCACAAAAGAAAGTGTATCGTGAACATAGAACTTACGCCCTCCGCATTCAAAATACTTATCTTTAGAAAAGTCAAGTTTTCGTAGTTTCATAGCGATCTTTTAATTTGTTTATAATAGCAAAAATAAGTTCGTAAAGCCATGCAAGAAATACACCACCGGCAATAAAAAATCCATGATTTAATATATTATAATTTTCATAATGAGCAATAATATAATACCACAAACATACCTGTCCTGTAAAACACTTTACACAACCACCCAGAGGCTTCCATAACCATATAGGCAAATCCTTGATCAATCGCTGATACCATCCGAATATTTCTTCCGGATCACCAAGCCAGATGAAAATATAAGCAGTAAACGATATTTTAAGAATTTCACTCAGCATAATCACATGGTATTGAAAACAATATATCATAATCAAGGGCAAAGTAATCATAAGGCCACATCAGATATTGTGTCTGTGGTTCATTAAAAGTATATCTCCCAAATATATCAACCGATCTCTCGACCTGTTCCGGCGGCTCAATACTAATTCCATAAAATCCCCCTGAATCGAAAGCATTATAAGGTATATGTTTTATAACATCAAGAACATAATCACCCGATACACCACATTCCGAAACATCAGCATCACATGCAGCACCTTCTATTTTACGAAGATTCAGCCATACTATCAATCTCAACGATGCACGATACCAGATACGAGTACCTTCATAGTGGTCAAGTTTAACACCGCCACGATCTTCAAAGAACATCACAGATTTCTTTTTGGAATTAGGAGCCAATTCATCATATTTACCTTTTTTTTCACAATCCTCAATGGTTACATTACATGAGATAGGAAACGATTTATCTGTGATATTTTCACCTTCTTTTAACCTGATATTAGCTACCTGTGTAAGCCCTGCAACTTTATCAGCCCATGATAAGTCTTCAAGATAACTTTTAAGTATATTTGCTATTTTATTGTTCATCGAGTTTTATTATTGTTGGTATTCCTGTTTCTGCTATTGCCGTCAATCGATGTTTTCCGTTACGGAGCTCTCCTTTTATCATTAATATCCTTGTATATCTTTCAGCATTCCATCGTCCTGATATTATTATTCGTTTAAATCTTTCAACCTTCTGTTTGTCCGGTACTGCTTTATTTCTATAGGTCGAAAGCATTCTGCGTGCTTTATCGGGAGTTATCTCAACAAGATGTTTCATAAAAGTTGATTTTTACGAAATATATCGAGTATTCCCTGTTCATAATCTTTTTTTAACTGTTCAAGTTCCTGTTTGCTTACCATAAGTATATCACCACGTGCAAGGGTATTCTTTTGCAGTTTTCCCGCATCCTCCTGTGTAGTAGCTTTAATAACCGCTATTCCCTGATCAAGTTCGTCTTTCGGTGAAACAAGTTTTATATTGTTAAACATCCTGCCAGAAAATGTAAAGTCAACAAATCCCTTGTATTTACCTTTCTTTTCTTTATATCTTTTGTACCCTAATGAATAATCCTTGTATTGTCCACCTTCGGGATTTAGTCCTTTCTCTTGTACTCTATCCCGAATATATGTGATGGCATTTTCAGCTATTTGTGTCATAACTTGACCATGCGCTCCGGATTGAAGATCATTAATAACACCCTGAAGTCTGCGATTATATTCTATTATAGCTATTGCCATCAGAGTTTTTGTGAGTATAGACCAATACGCCGTTTACATTCGAGGCAGTCATTACCGTCAACACAAATGTTTTCTCTTATATAAGTCAAAAGAGCAATATAACGATCAGAATAATAACTCATATTAGCATTAAGAACCGCATCGTTACCTATAAGTGTATTACGAGATACTTCATCGGAATTACGTATATCGTATGTCAAAAATTCGGCTGTCTTAAAAGCAATAGCCCAGGCAATGGCAGAATCAACTTCATTATTCTCAAAATCCGAGGCTGCACTACAAAATATATCCGAAGGATCACATTTAAACTCTCCATGTAATCTAAGCCCCTGCGCATATTGCGAAACAGCCCAGTCATCACGTTCTGTGAGATCATCGCCATGAATACCACCCGCAATACACCATAATGTCCAGTTTTCTTTAGAGCCTTTATAGCATGGATTTTCAGTATCGAAATACCAACGGTAACCGCCACATCCGCAGGTTATCTTATTATTATACGGCGTCCCTGCAGGAGCATATACAAAATAATAATTTCCTTTGAGATCAAGTTCAATAGCAGTAATTATATTATAATTTGGTTTCCCGGCAGACGAATCTATCGAAACAGTATCAACAAGTTCAAAATCATCATAGATAAATAAATCAACCGTTTCCGTTGAATCAAGATTAAGAGTAATACCCCGAAGTGTAAAAGTACCTCCTTTAATATCAGAAAACAATCTTATTCCATGATAGGTATCCTTAAAGATAATCTGAGAAAACCTCCGTGATCCTATCTCGCCTGAGAATTTTAATCGCCGATATTCATAACGTTTCATTATTTCCTGCCAGACATCGGTCTTAAATGTATTGATAGCTGCCGAACGAGCACGGTCCATCATCTGCCATATAGTATCTTTCCCGCCGACAGCATCAAGGATACGAAGCGACATACCTTGCAGTTCATCTATATATATTCCCGAAAGCGAAGTTGCATAACTCGGATCCCATCCGTCAACACAAAGGTCTTCGGAGCGAGAGAATCCGATAACTTCAGACAAACATAAATTAATACTCATAGCTTTTAATTAAAAAGGATACTGCAAGATACAGTATCCTTAATTCAATCAGTTAAACATTATGTTTAAATCAAACACATTCAAATGCAAGGATTCCTGAATTTGTGTCATCGCAAGGTTGCGGGTTTAATGCAAATGTCCCATGAAGTTGTGCTTTGTAAGCTGTATAATAGTCGTTATCAGAACAACCACGTTCTGCAAATATATCATAGACGATTCCCGGAAGATTTCTCGAAGGATCACTCCATGCAACACGATCAGCAGTCAATACCTGGCGATTAGCAGCACCCTGCGGATACCATGCCTTAGAGATAAAAGCACATGATGTATGATGTAACAGAAAAGTCGTTGATGGAGCAATGGCATTATCTTCGATATTAATAGGATCAAAATATATCCTATTCCTGAGCGATCCCATACGATTGACATTACCCTTGCCATCAGCATTTGCCTGATCTGCCAATCTGTTATAAACAAGCTGGAAGAGATTATCGCCGGAAATCGCATAAGGATTCTTGAATTTATTACCAAGAATAACCCTTGCATAATAACCCCATATCTGATCATTCCACGCTGTGGCGGGAATAGTCGTTACAGCAGCAGCAACAGTACCCGGCGATCCGGTATAAGCATTAGTTCCTGCATTGGCAAGTATCTGGGCAAGTACATATAGAGCAATATAATTGTCAAGATTCATCTTGGCATTCTCAATCTGTACGGCCAGTGACTTCTGTGTGTCAATAGTACGTTCCCTGTAAACACGATCATTGATTTTAAAACCATCAGATTCCTGCAAGCAGGAAAGTTCATATTCTTTACATTCCGGAGTAGCGTCATCGCCGTCAATAGAACAATCATCGCTACAATCAGTAGTACCACGATCACACGTGGTGAGCCATTCGAGGGATACAGTCTTTTTCTTTGGTCCCTGAAAATCAGTAAATCTTACCCGCTGGTTTTCCAGCACGGCACGTGCTGATTCCACATCAGCAACAAGGTCAAGCTTTTGTATCGGGTCTTCCCATACTTCTTCCTGGAAAGCCTGTACGGTAGCAAGATTCCCGCAATCGATTTGTGCAATTTCACTCATGCTTTTATGTTTTTAATGTTAGATAATTTTAGCTTCAACTGCTAAGTTTTTAATTTCAATTCGTTCTTTTGCAGTCAAACTATTATCCTTCATCATTGAAACATAATCATCATAATCTTTAGGCTTACGTACTTTCTTTGAACCCTGGTTTTGTCCTGATGTATCCTGATTTCCTGATCCCGAACGATCATCGGCAGCTTTAAAGTCGAATATCGTTCCGGCAGTCTCCTTGATATATTCTCCAAACGTTACAGGATGACCATGTTCATCGGCCATATTAGTACCATCGGACTTGAGCACTATCGGCAAATCTCCGTCCTTACGAAACTTAGCACCGGAATTAATACGATCCAGAAGCAGACGTTCCTGGTTCTTTGCTTTTACAGGGTCTTCTGAAAGTATCGGCTTGAGAGAGTGAAATTCCTTAAGTGCAAGAGAGTTTATCTCTGACATGAAAGATGAATAATTGATTTCTTCTTCTTTTGCCTTAATAGTTGTTTCGTGTTCTTTTTTCAAATCCCTGATCTCTTTGCCATGTTTATTAATAAGCTTTACAACTTCCGGGTGTTTCATTATATCTTCGGCATTGACCTGCACATTCTTTGTAGCCTCTTCGATTTTTTGTTCAACAACGAAGTCAAATAATTCAACTCCAATAAGATCAGATTCAACTTCATATTTCTCTTTGACTTCTTTCTCCAGTTTTGATGCCCCTTCTTTCAGGCCTCTGTTATACTGGTTTGTTTTATCAGTTGAAAGTTTTGTCATCCTTTCCGTGTCACGTGTCTCAATAAGAGAAAAATCAGCTAATTCTCCGGCTTCGTTATAAAGGCCAGCCACTTCCTCATCCGTAAGTTTAAAGACTTTTTTGGCAAAGGTCTCAAATGCTTTTGCATCAATCTTTTTTTCCACTTTTATTTGATTTAGTTATTATTGGCACTTCTTTGAGTTTCTTTTCGGGTATATCTCTTACTTTATATTTGTTCTGCATCCTGTGATCACATATCCACTCCCATACTTTCTCAGATATGATTTGCATGTGTCCTGTTTTCTTTGATGTTATTTCTTTCATCTCTTAACAGTTTTATTGACAGGTTTCTTTTTTGCTGTCTTTCTGGCAGTAGTCTTCTTTGCGGTAGTTTTAATAGTTTCAGATTTTGCCGGTTCGGTTTTCTTAATCTCATCTCCTCCCGGATATTCATTTGGTTTTGATATAATCGGTTCTTCTCTGAGTTTTATCGGTGGAGGTATTTTTATTCCCGGTTTTGTCTTTGTCAATATTTCAGGAGGTTTTTTTACCGGATGTAATTCTATTGCCCCGGCTTTTATAAATAAACGAGCTATATGTGGCATACGTTCAATTATCTTTCCATTAGGGAGCCTGAGTTTTATGAGTTCATCTGCCATAACTATTTTTATTTAGTCTAAATTAAAATAACATTTCTGCAAATGTATAACGAAAATATTAGTTTGTCAAGTTTTTTTATTATTTTTTTTCAATTCTGGTCTTAATCTGTATGCCAACTCATCGGAAATCCATCCCAGACCATGACGACATCTATATCCTCCCCGGTCAATAAATGGATTGTAACCTTCGTAATCCATATAACCGGGATGTTTGTAAATGTCTTTTTGCTTTACTTTATAACCTTCAGGATATTGTCCATCGACAGGTCGCCAATTCTTCCATGTATCGGCTTCTTCACGTGACCATACCTTTGCATTATGTGCTACACAGAAATCTCTCGAATCTTCAATTAAACCTCCCTGATACATAAAATAATTCATATCAAACTCATCGGCAAGAGCTTTGTTATAAGCAGCATCGTATTGTTGATAAAGGTCATAGGCATACCGCTGATATAATTTCTCAAGTGCCCCGGTTTGAGTAATTATTCTTTTACCGTCTTTTACAATAGTCTTCGGCACACCCTGGAGCATATCTTTTAATCCCCGGATAAAATCTTTGGTATCTATTTGTCCTGTTATCGATCTGGCCACATAGTTTTTAACTTCGGTAAGCAACGATGTATCTTTTACGAGTGATTCGAGAAACCCTCCACGTATCATACGACCGCCGTCAAGACCGATACGAAGATTCATGTTTGATGCAGCAGACGAAATCACTTTATCAAATCTTACAGGTAGATCAACAAACGAAATAGCAAAATAACGTTTGCCAAAATCAACAATACCACCGATAGCACCAGACATATTCTCTGTAACAACATCAGCAGTTATTTTTGTGAAGTCCTTATAAATACGGTCAAGGTCGGCAAGCAAACGATAATTATTCTTTGTATCAAGGATAACGCCGTTACGAACATCCAAAGCCGGCATTATCTCTGTAATAATATCATCTAATAACCGGGATTGTAGTTTAACAACCGATTGTTCCAAACGATTACGTTCAGCATCAATAAATGCCTGTTTACGCAGTAATATGTCATTTAATCTTTTTGGAAGTCTCATTACGCTTTAATTCAATATATTCTTTTTGCATTCTCGTAAATGTTGTCATTGCCGATTCTATGTTATAATCATCAATACCGACTTCGCCGAAATACATATAAAGACACTTTTGTATCGACATTGCCGGTATAGTTTTCCGTAGTGCGAGTACATAAAAAAACATAGAAATATCTTCATAGTTCCTTTTATAAATCTTTGGTATCAGCTTTAATGATTCTTTTTCTCGTGGCATGTCTTATCTTTTTTCTTGATGAATGTGTATATAGCATTCTTGTTTGTGAATCACATTTATTCAAGGTCCTTGATCCTAAATGATCTACAAAAACGCTACATATTAAAGCATGTTTTATCTTTGCACGTTTTAATTGTTCCGCATAAGCATTATCCGAAAACCAAAATTTGTATATCTCATCCAGTTTTCCAATCTTATCCCATAATTTATGATCACAAAATATACACCATCCCGATAGTTGAAATCCTATTAAATAACCCTCATAAGCCCAATCTCCACGCTGGAACCACCTTTGGCGCAAATCACCTGAAAGAGCTGAAGCTGACAAATAATTATTTGCACGCATTATATTTCCTATCTTTGACCATCCCTTTTGAAATATTATATCGTTATTTGCAAGTATCTGTATTTCATTCTTTCGATGTTCAAGACCGAGATTTAAAGCATGGTTATAAATAAAATCATCTGTGTAAAATATCATCTCATTAACTCCCCGATAATAATGTTTCTTATATGTCTCAATGAGTATCACGTTTACCTTTTTTGTATCAGCAAGACATGTATCTATTGCATGCTGGGTATTGCGTATCAATTCCGGATGTGAACTGCGGGATACTATAATAAGGTCATAAGTCATTAGGTATATTTAATTGCATCACAAGCTAAAAATGCAGCATTATGTGCTATTCGACATATACGGCAATCTTTATTACCTATTTTATATTGCTCAATATCAGCACCTGACATACAATCCAAAAGATCAGTGATCATTGAATCATACACACTTTCCCATACTTTGGGGTATTTCCGTTTTAATGTTTTCCAGTTCATCATTCGTTTTATTTAATTAATTTTCACTATAATTACATTCTCTTGACCATCCGTCATAACTACCATCTTTCTCGAAATAATGTGTCTTTCCTGAGTTATCAGTAAAAACCAAGCCATAAACCTTGCTCTCCTTAATTTTTATAGGCAGAAATATAGTTATTTCCGTCGGCAATGGCGGTCCTGGTTCTATAATAACTTTTATTTCCTGATCTTTCATAAGTCATAATTATTTGGTATATGGCAAACATAATATTCGGGAGTCGGTATTCTTTTGAAGTTATGATACCTTAATAACTGTTGATTAAAATAATAGTCATGAGCATAGCCCGGATGCTGCCAATGCAATCCGAGTCGTGAGGCATGACATATATTTGATGTTCCACAAGCTCCCATTTTATGGATATTACACGCACGTTCAATCCATCGAGCATTGCGTTTATCATAAGCAATATCATTATAATATACCCAGTCATTATCTTTAATATTAGAATTAATGATTTGTAAATGTTCTGTCCCCCACCAGTCATCACTATCGCAATATATGATATATTCTCCTTTGGCGTTTTTAATCCCGGCATTACGAGGAGCATTGCCCCAAAGTTGTGTATGTTTGACTTCAAAAAAACGTATTCCCTTAAATTCTTTAACTATCTCTTTAGTTCTCTTACAACCGTCAGCAATGACTATCAGTTCAAAATCCCGGAATGACTGATCGAGTACCGACTGAATAGCTCTGCGTAATTTTGCTTCAGGCTCTGCACATTGACTGCTATAAGGAACGAGACGTGAAGCCATAATGACCGAAAACCTCATTTTATAATTTCTATATTTAAAAACTCATTTTTATTTGAAGCAATAATCCTACCTTGTTTTTTATCAATTTTTATAAACTTTTGCGTTCTTGGATTTTTAATTTGAACATAATTTGCTATACATATATTATCATCATCTTTACATTGTCCACAACCATCAATCTTATCAATCTCCTCTCCACAATAAGGACAATATGAATATATGGGATAACCAGAAGGAATAAAGACTTCTTCATTACAATTATCGCATTTATACCAATTACCTACTGGATCATCATAAAAAAAATGTTCTTTGTAAATAATTCTTTCATTCATTTCAAATACCTCCTGACATTTGGTTTATAATAGATATTGGAATGCGAAACAGATCGCACCCATTCGGGTCTTATCTTTGATACATGGTTAAATAGTTTACCAATGATACAAAGTTCAAATTGCGAAAGATCAACTCCGGTGAAATCTCCAAGTATAGGCTCAATAGAAATCCACTTCCTGGCTTTTATCCCTGAGATAATATCAATACGCTGAATCTCATTTTTTGATTCAACAGTAACGCCAAGTATACAATTATCAGGGAAATCATATTCGTAATATCTTTTGGGATTCTTTGTCAGGAACATAAAGGTCTGTTTTGACAAATCATTACATACTCCTATAATAGATTTAACCCATTCTTCAGGAATAAAATCACCCATCAGGTCAGTATAATGTGTAACAAATATTCTCGATGGTTTATAACCGTAAGGTTCTCGTAATCTCTCAGGATGAAACTCAGGAAGATAACTTAATCCTCGTTGTTCAAAATCTTTCTTACCATAACAATACCAACAATCATTAAGACAACCTGTTACTGGCGACCACGCATAATCATAAAATCCATCAGACCGCATCATTTAATTAATCTTTAAACGGTTCTTTTATTTCTTTCACGTTATTGATCTCTTCGATATAGCGGGCGACAATAGCTTTTACTTTCTCGGTTATAATATCATCACTTTTATTATAAATATCCGGTGTTTCAAGTTCTATCTCGTTAAATACCGATTCGAGATTTGCCCAAAGTACGGCGTTATATTCCGTTGTCTTACTCTGTGATATAAGTAGTCTGACAGTACTTTCATCATAACCCCGGAAAGGATTATATTTTTGTTTCACCTGGATACGTTTCAAATCACCGGGCCGGTCAGCATAAAGTATATTGTTTATATCATCTTCAATTGCTGCTATCGTAGAAGTCGATGCTCCTGCGTCTTTAGCAGCTTTCATCTCTGCCATAAGAGAAGGCAATGATTTGAATTTAAAATCTTCGGGCATTTTATGATGCAATATCAATCCATCATTAAGATCAGTAAATGTTGCTATATCTTCGACAATAAACTCCCACATCTGCGAAAATGCCCTCGCAAATGGATATAATGTGTCATTCATATTATCGGTCTCAAGTTCTTTCTCCGTTGCAGTTGTCGTTATCTCTGTACGTGAAAATATTTCTGCATTAAACATCATGGCATGAATCAATTTACGTATATTAGAGACATACTCATCCATAAATTTAAGTGTCTCTATCGGAGGTGACTTATAAACAAGCAATTGCTCAAGATCAATCATATCCGCAGGATTATCCGGGATCTTAAATGTTAATATATCAGTTACTCCCTTATGTATAGGACTCTTACCTGTTCCCTGGCATTCCTGACAAATACCACTGCCATCAAGAAGCTGTCCGTTCTTACATTGCGGATTATGACATTTATCCAAATAGATTAACCTCTGTGGAAATGCTGTCATGGCAATTGACAAATCTTCTTCGGAATCTGTTTTCATCATCTTTTCAAGGAGTAAAAGCACAGGATGAAATACTGATACCATTGTACGGCCTTTTGTTTGAGTATCATATAGATAACCAAACCTTGCTGCTGGTACTTTATTTGCCTTCGGCTCAAAATACTCTAAAAGATAATAATTCTCTTTAATAACAATAATCTCCTGCCCTTCTTTAAGATCAATCATGTAACCATCCTTCCCTACTTGTGTCATCTGTACGGTATCCTGCCCCAAATACATTGTGAACTTACTGCCATCTTTTGTTATATTTATCTTTTCAATAATACCACCTTGTTTTTTTCCTTCTTCGTAATCTTTATATTGAATAGGTAATTGAACAATCAGATACTGTAATATCTGGTTTTTATATTCAAACATTATACATTCCTTAGATGTGGCGACAAAAGGATATGGTGCTGCTTTTTCTTTCCGGGAATCAAATTCATCAAATTCTGTTATAAGAAAAGCATTGGGATCGATATAGTTATAATTGATAAAAGCATATTCCAGATATTCCTCAAGGGATTTCTCTCCCCAGTAATGGCTGATATGATCTTCAAGTTCTGTCTTTTTGGCCTTCGACTTTGTTATTATCTCTCTCAGTAACGGCTGTTTACGAAGTGCTTTTTGAAAAGGTAGCTGAGTACTATTGAGAGTTGAAGGTATAACCGACTTTGATATTTTCTTTCGCTGATCAAATTCTTCTTCAGTTTCTCTTGTTATCATCCTCTTTAGTAGATCGGTAATGTTATCTCCCGACTTCATTTTATAATATTCATCGGCGAGTTTTGTAACCCTGTCATAATCCTGGTGATGTTTATCGTTTTCAATAACATCTAATAGTATTGGGAGTGCTTCATCTTTTGTCATAATAACCTCCGCATTTTATAAGTTAATGTATCAATGATCCATAAACAATTATTTCCTGTAAAAAGCCAGTAAAATACATTAAATATCATTATTAATCCGCATATTAAACAAAATGGCAATAATAACAATATAAATAATAATCTTTTACCCACTATAATAGTTTTTAAACAATTCAACGAACAGATAATCTGAAGAATCTGATGTATGTCCATATTTCTGGTATCTTTCACCTGTCTCGGGATCCGTAATGATATGTTTGTCTTTTGTCCCATCAATTGCCTGCCTGACATACATAAAGTCTGCAATGGTATGCTTACATATCTCATTTATTAAGTGCCTTATCGGTAATTTCTTTTCGAAAACAGCATTCATAAAATCCCGCCGGGTAACAAGTGACGGATTTTGCCTTAATGTTCTGTCCGAATAGTTATTCAGGTATTTATAAAGCTTATAAGCTATTATTTCGTAATGATGTTTGAAGTCTTTAGACATTGTTGATCTGTTATGTCCGGAAGCATCGCCATAATAATACAGTCCTGATTTATGATTCGGATAACGTTCAATAAATTCTTCACAAACTTCCTCGGTTGAATTACGTGGATTCTCAAGACATATCTCATCGATACACAAAGCATACCAAATATCTTTATCCTGCTTTATCTGATATATGAGTGCTGTATTATATGGAACTGTGTTTTGATCAAATGTGATATGTATAGCCAGGGAAGGATCATAATGTAATGATTGTACATTCTCTATTCTGTTAAATGATGAATAAAATTCCCCTCCGGTAACAACAAAAGGATTAGCATATACAAGAGCCTTGCCACGCTCTTTGGAATTTTCTGTGAGTAATTTATTGATATAATTCTCTCCAACATTAGCAATATTATGATATGTTGATGATATTGTTACAAATTTATTTCCAAACTGTTTTTTAAAATATGTTTTGTCAGAATAAATAAGTGACGATATATCATCAATATATTTTTCAAGTTCAAACCATTCAGATATCCAGGGAACTTTTGCCGGTGATGTAGAAATATAAAGTGGATTCCATTGCTGATTAATTGTTCCTTTGTTTGTAATTTCTCCATTAACTAAATACATTCCTGGTTGACGCAAACGTGAAAGAATTATTCCCTTTACATCTTCCTCTTTTGAATCTTTAGTTTCATCAAGAATACACCATGCCATTTCTTTTCCTGAATGCATAACTGCATTATCGAGCGATCCTGTAAATATCAATCCTCCATTTCTAAATGAAATAATATTCGTATATCTATCAAAATTTCTTATACAATCTTTCCAGTGTATTGGGGGTTCTTTGTTTGATATATAACAACCATCTGGATTTTCTTTAGACCATTCTGTCATCCCTGTTGAGGCCCAATATTCACGTATTCTTAAAAGTGTAGCTGTATTTAATTGATCATAAGTATTTGCAAATATACCACCCCTGCATTCAGGGAATTTAGCTATTAATTGTTTTGATAATAAACCATCAAGAAATGTCTTACCTGATCCATAACCTGCTAAAAATAGATTTATTGAAGCGGTGCTTTCAAATATATCCATTTGCGGATCACTTAATTCCTGAACTATCTCATCACCTTTCACTTGTTCTTCGTTTAACAATTACAACAGGCAATTCTTTAGGTATATTTACATTTTGATTTATATTTTCAGAAAGCCCAAGATTACGTACAATTATATTTGCATTGAATATTCCTATTGCTGCTCCTTCAAACTTTTGATTGTAAATAATATCCTCTATTTTATGACAGATATACAAAAAATCTTTATCCTTTTCATCATCTAATGCCTTCTTAAATTCATAATACCAATGTTCGGTAGCATCACAATAAAGACAAAAACCCTTCAATGTGAAAGGTCTCCTAAATGATACAAGGTTTACATTTTTTGTTCCTTTATTATCGTATGCTTTTATCGGGTTATTTTCACACCATTGAAAATATTCGCAAGCTGCTTTCCAAAGTAATTCAGGAGTAGTAAATAACTTATCACGTCCATGCTTTGAACGAAGTTTCCAAAATTGATTATTTCGAGGTGCGCCCATTTCTTTTATCTCTTGCTATCTGTTTATACTTCTCTCTCTCCAAATATTTATTGAGGCTTTGTCTCTTTAGCTCTTTTGGTTTTTTGCGCCTCATTGATTATTTCCTTTTGCGTTTTTTGGGATGTGCCTCGTAATACTTAATAGTATGTAATTTTTTTAATGCTTTCTTTTTACTCCCGGTTTTTTTAATAAGTTTCTTAAAACAAGGACTATACTTCTTTTTTGCCATTTTTTATCCTCCTTTTAATTTATAACTAATTCTTTCGTTATCTAAATCGCAAATATACGATATTTTAATATTATTGTCAAGTATTATTTATGAATGAACCAAACATCATTACTTTTTTCAAATTTTCTGAATACTGAATTAACAGGAAATCCGTGTATCGGTTTAAAATAACGGTACAGCACATAATTATAAAGCGGAATATCTACACATGTAGTCTCTTTGTATCCTTTAACCTGGTCAATGATTATATTTATAAGATCAATATAATGAATTACAACAGACCTTGATCCTCCCACAATACCGGCATTAAGTAAGACATTCCCGGAATTTATTATATTATCCCATTCAGGTAATTCCTTGAATTTCTCGTCAGCAAATAACATCGGCCATGTATTCATACTATACTGTTCGTCTCCGCAAAATATATCATCCTGATTATATTCTGTTTGCAAAAAAGGATTTTTTACTAACTCTACATCTGAAATATCTGTCAGAAATATATTATCAAAATCTATATCATGCAGATTTTTAAACATATACCAGCGAAAATCATAAAGATTTAATCCCGGATTTATGACTTTAATAAAACGACATTCCGGATAGTTAATAATAAAATCCTGTGATAATTCATTATGAAAAACAATGCATTTAAGATTATTTGAGATTACCGATTTATACCATGAAGAAATATAATTATGATCATCAGGAAGTTTTATTATCATCCTTTGAGTATCTTTTATTCCGGATATATATGTACTTGCTATATAATTCATTCTTGTTTATAAATCCATGTGTTACCATTAATTATCCTATGGTTTGGCAATATTTCATTAACTGCCTGATTAACTCCGGGCCAGTCATAATCATGTCCTGCAAAGATACCATCTTTCTTAATTTTCGGCAACCATGCAATAATATCACTCTTTACCGATTTATAATCATGACAGGCATCTATAAAAATAAAATCTACAGAATTATCCTCAAAGAGCTTCGATGCCTCAACCGATGATAGCTTTATTGTTGTTATATATTCCTTTAATAGCTCTGTGTTTTTAAGATATTCTTCGTATGGGGCGCACTCCATAACACCACCCTGCATAAAAGGTTTCCATATATCTATCGCAAACAATTTGATGTTCTTGTTTGATTCTTTTATCATCTCTGCCAGGAATGCAACTGATTTACCACGCCAGCATCCTATTTCAATAAAAACAGCATTATCGCAATTCTGTACCCTGTCAAGATATAAATTCTGAAAATCAAACCACCCTTCAATTTTTTCCCAGATCATATCCTTTGTTTTTTACTATAATACTCGATAAATTCTTTCGGATATTTTCTTGCTTTCATTTCATTTATAACAAGCGTTTCATCATAAATTAAATGTTTCAGTTCGCAAGTATGATTCATGATCATATAATCAATACGGTTTATATATTGTCGGTTTTGACCTGCTGAGCCTATGCAATACATCTTCCATCGTCTATATTTGTGTAAAGATTGATGATGTGAATGACCGATAATATAATTATCATTAAATACAATATGAGTATCGGGATAAATAACCTTATTCTCGAAAGTATGCTGAAAGTTATATCCATTTAATCTTGAATCTTCCCGATAGTCTTTTATAAGATCATGTCGGGTGAATTGCGGATAGCAAAATTCGAAAAATCGTCCTGCGAGATTATTATTACTATATTTTCCTTTATAATAATACTGTTCATGATTGCCAAAATGTAATATCTTGTATTTCAAAGTATCAAGTAACTCGACACATTCATTTTGCCAGGGACCGTAATTAACTACATCACCAAGCGAAATATATAAATCAGCCGATTCTGTGTTTAATAACTTTTCAATTGCAGGTAAATTGCCATGTATATCTGAAAATACAAGTATCTTCATTTCTTACAAGCTTCTTTTAATAATTTATTCCACATATTATAAATAGTCTCTTTTAATTCTTGTGTCGATACCTCAACTTCAATACTATTATGTATTAAAGTACATTTAATATCATGCTTAGCTGCGAATTGAATTGCTTCATTAATACAATCAAATATATCTGATCCTCCAATTGCTTTTAATTGTGCTTTATTAAGAATAATATTTTCCCCTGTTTCCATTTTAATCAATTTTTAATTGTTTAATATATTCTTTTATCTCTTTATCTAAATCTACTTCTACAGTCTTTGCAAACTTACTACATACAAGACTGGGGTTTATAATTATTTCCCTTTTATAATCTATTGAACAATCAGTATATTTATGAACAATATTAGCAAGCTTCAAAAATGATGTTTCCACTCCTGATGCAATTGTATTTATCGGAGGCGTGTTTGTTGTCGCTACTCGATGAAGTTCTTTTGCTGCTATATTTATCGGAAGCCAGTCACGTGTTTGTGTTCCACCGTTAATAAGCGATATTTTCTTTGTTTTAACAGCATCCGCTATTAAACGACTAAGCCCATCACGTTCAGGATCACGATAAAACAAAGTAGAAAAACGTATTGTCTTGATATTATTTAAAGTAGCAAAACAATATTTTTCAGAAAGAAATTTCGAATAAGTATAAGGTGTCATCCATTGTTCTGACAAATATCCTGTTTCGCTAAGATACGACATTGACCCGACATACAGAAATTTAACTTCCGGCTTATGTTTTAATATAAGGTAAACTATTCTTTTAGTTAATGCAAGATTTTGTTCTGCATCTTTGTTTATCAAAGTAGCTGCATTGTGTATCAATATATCTGTACGACTGATAATATCTGCTATTTCATTATCTGCCAGCGATCGGAAAGAATGTATATAACATGCCCGATTTACTTTTGCATAAGCCTCTGCAAGTGCGCCGTGTCCTGTGAGTGCTATCATATAAGTTTTTCTACAATTAATTCATTCCAATATCTGAGTATATTTATCTCTTTGATCTTAAATTCAGGCTCAATATTCTTCAAATAATAATCAGCAATCATTTTTGGTTCATTAAAGCCAGCTAAAGCACGTGCGGCAGTCGTGCCGGAACAACGAGCATTAAACTCAAAGACATAAGGCACGCCATCACGCATACGGAGTTGAATATTAAAAGCTCCTTCCGGTTTTAAGATATTACATATATCCCGGCAAAGATTTTCAATAGTCTCGTTTCTTTCAACAAATGCTTTATATGTGTCACCATCTCTTAATATTCTACGCATGACAATACAGCCTATGTACTTGCCGTCAAGAGTCAGCATTCCACAGGTATATTCATCACCTTCGATATATTCCTGAGCTACATAATTAGAGTTATTTTTGAATGTGAATATATCCTTATCGGTTACAAAGCTCATGTTTTGTGATCTTGCACCTCCTGTTCTGGGTTTCAGAACATAGCGCATCTTATTGCCATATATGAAAGTCTTTATATAAGGAAACTTATTATTCTTTAAGAAATGCTGAGTAGTCAGTTTATTATCTGCAATATCAATAATTTTAGTATTGCTTATTGGTATTTTCACTCCTAACTTATTAAACATTTTCTTTGCTTCAGATAATTTTGGTAGCTCGCAATCCATGCCGGGAAACAACAGGTCTATATCCTTTCCCTTGCAAAGATTTAAAAGAAAAGGAATAAACTCAGGATCCCGTGCATAAGGTATAAGATAAGATTCTGATACCATATAAAGCCCTGCGCCAAGTCGATCACCGTCAAGTGCAATAACTTCATAATCTGAATCCTTTAAAGCTTTAAGTATTGACTGACCAACACCTCCCCCGGTTGCTGTTACTGCTATTCTATGTTTTTTCATGCTATAAATTTATGCGGTGTGTGTATTACATCATCGTTCAAAAAGCGAAAGTTAAGAACATAATCCTTCCAATAAGCATAAACAAAAGTAAATATAATATTACCTTGTAAATGTTTTTCGTATTCTGCTGTGACAAAATCAGCTATTTCCTGCCGTTTTGGATGTTTTAAATTCCATCCGATATATTTTGCAGACGATACCGATAATTCTGTATGATTTATTCCTGCATCCTGAAGAAGATGAATATAATAATTCGTAGCCCGAATCATTGCATCTGTATTATAAGACCATCTTGAATTAACAGAACGTTCCAGCTCCATAAGTATATTATCTTCAAACTTATGTCCTATCTGTTCATAATAGCCTGAAGTTAAATAACAAGCTTTATCATCGGTTGAGGCAAACACAAAATCATTGTAATTTGACGGAAGATTCAAAATATTACTGTCTGTAACAAATATTTTATCATAATCTTTTAATTGTTCACAAACCATTTCAGGATAACAATTTATAAATCCTATAATAGAACGCCGTTTTAATAAATCTCTTTCCTTTTTAAATTGAGATATATTACAGGCATAATCCCATCCTTTATTAAGTGCTTCTATACGATTCTTTTCTGAATCTGTGATATAATATGTATCCATTTCCAGTCCTTTGGGTACAGGATTTACAGATTCATAATTCCAAAGGTTTTTAACTACAAAGGCATTCATGTATTCGAAAATAATTCAATATAAATATTATCTAACATTTTATTAGCATATTCTTCTGCTAAATGACGCCTTAAATTAAATTCTTTTTCTGATTCTCTTGAAGTATCAGAAATAAATAATTCTTTAATCCCACTTTCTATTTCAATAATTCCGAATCCTTTACATACAGGACACTCTATTTGTCCATAGATAGGATAATTTTCTGTCAATGGTTTGTTTGTCTTTTTGGCATTATTTAATATTATCTTTGGTGCAATTAAAGCAATACCAAATATTGACACAATCTTCTTCAAAAATTCTTTCCTTTTCATCTTTTTAGGTTTTATATATTTCATATTTACTCAAATCCGGGTAAGGCAATGATAAGTCTGGAATATCCTTTTTAGTGCCGTCCAAATTATAAAATGCCTGTATCATCTGTAATCCTATTGTCGCAAATATAGGATGAAGATAATAATTTTTCCCCAACATATCAAAATGATCATCATGATAACTGCATTCTCTACGTCCCGAAAAACGATAACGTTTAAACCATAAATAAGCATCATGTGAGTCTGTAAGTATCGCTCCTGCCTTTAACATCTTTAAATGCTTCCATTGACCTGTAAATGATAGGCATTGATATTGTCCGGGCCGATACATATTAGCAGTAAATCTTAAAGCAGAATCCCATATAGGTAATGGTTTTAATTGATATTCTCCTGTAAGATGCTTTGGCGAATCCTCAAAACGTACCCTTCCTCCTGCTAATATTATTTCACAAGGCACAGACGGATATGTATGTGAAGGTATTACAATTTCTTTCTCTTCTGCTTTACAATAAGTAAGACACATAGACAAGGCATTTGAAGCATTATCGACAGCCACACAATATGGAGCACCAGTATAATCACATATCGCTTTCTCAAATTCTGTTGTTATCTGATGAGGATTCATTTATTTTTATCTGTATTAAATTTCCCATTAATCGAATAAGCTTCAGTATCGTGATGACATGTTATTTTTGATAACAAATATCCTTTCTTGTTCGATTGTTTCATTTCTTCACCAAGCCGATCCCAGAAATCAGCATCTGCCGGACGTGCCGTTCCTGTCTCTGAAAATACATCCCTGAATCTTAAATCAGTACATGAATATTTTACACACGTTGCGCTTAAAACACAACCCCCGGCACATGGGAAATATTCAAACAATTTACCATCAGGATCAAAATACGGAAGGTTAGTACCATAATAAGTCGAAAGTGTACATATAAAAAGCGGATTATATTGTTTTATTATATTCACAATCTGCCACAAGTGATCTTTTTCCCACCAATCATCATGATCAAGATGACAAATATATTTATATCCAGTTTTTAAAGCAAACTCAATGCCTTTTAAATAAGGTGTAATACCTCCCGAACAGAATAATCTATAATCACCAAAAGGATATTTAAGACGTTCAATAGATTCAGAGAGATTTATCACTTTTGCCTTATATCGATAACACAAACGAAATAATTCGTTTTTCTTTTTATAATCATCTCCGATAACAAAAATACTGAAATCTTTATAAGATTGATTGTAAACTGATTTCAAAGCACGATCAAGATACGAATAGGTCTTGCCATCAGGACGACAATATGTCGGTATAACTATTGCAATCATTTAATAAATAACATTGCTATTATAAATACTATAAATCCAACTCCATAAATAATTACAAGAAATCCCCCATCATTTTCAACCCAATCTATAAATTTTTTCATGATTATATTCTATAAATGATAACCTCCTGTCCTATTTACTGTCCCCATCCAGTCATGATGAATATATATTTTATTTTTTTTACGAAAATCATTTGTTACCCAAGATTCATGTTGAAGGATTTTATCTGATAATCCCTTTCGGTTTATTTCTTTCATAGCCTCAATCATCGGTGCGCCATGTTTTATCGGTAATGGATATTTTAAAACAATATTTCGATTTATCAATGCACAGGCTGGATGTAGATAACGAATACCAATAGGTTTATTAAAACCTCTCTCGTCAACTATTTGAATATCACCTATGCCATAACTATCTTGTTTTAATTTTCTTTGTAAATCTTCTACAAATCCTGATTTTAAAACTATCAAATCTGAATCAAGTAAAAGTATCTGGTCTGCCTGAATATACTTTATCCCATAAGCAAGGCCGGGTCCGTGATGTATATTATAATCTAAATGATGTAATTCAATATTATATTTATCCGAAAAGTCTTTTATCAGATTATAATTAATTTCATCTGATCCATCGATGACAATAAATGAATTGGAATAAAATTGCCTGAATGTCTTGAGTAGCCTTTCAAGATAATCTGGAGTATTATAATTTACACTTAAAGCAGTAATCATATTTTACAAATTTACTATTTTGGTTCGATTTTCGTTATTCTGGATTTGTATATTTTAATTATCAAATCGCCTTCTTTGAGCCAGATGCGTGCATTTGTTATCTTGACAAACTCGTATATGCCTTTGATTGTCCATTCACCGTTATTTTTACCATTGCCGGTGGTAGCTTCTATGTAAACAAAATCGCCCGGCTTCATTTCTTTTCTTCCTCTGCCTTATCTATCTCATTAAGGTCTCTGGTGGTTACGTGGTCTTTAAATAATTCTGCATAATCTGATTCTATTATATTGGCAATTATATTACGAATCCTATTTACTTCGTATTCTACCTCTTCATCATATATAATTTTTGCTTGTCCGTTTTCTTTTATAATTGCTTTCGGTACGGCAATCAAATAGATACTTGCAATATTATTTATATTAGTAATTATACGTCTATCTGTTAGGAATCTATAATGTAGTTCCATTAATTCCCGGTCAGTTTTTCTTAATGCTCCCTGCTTCTCTATTATTCTATCTTTAATGTCTTTCATCACTTTGTTTTTAGTTGGTTGATAACATTAATAACATCTTGTAAGCAATCCTTGTTCCATACTATTATTTCTTTTGATTGAAACACATATTGTCTCCAGGGGCCATACCATTCAATTATTCCAAGTATGTATTTCCCATTACGATTAATTACACCGACTTTCTTTGTTTTGGGTTTTTCTTCTAATACCTGAAATATCAGATATTTCGTTTCTTTTATTATATCTCCTTTCATAGTTCTCTATTTTAAGTTAATCAATTTTTTCATATGTTTCTAAAAAAATATCATTTCTAACTGGATAAAATTCTCCTTTTACACCCTTTATTATCCAATCACCAACATCTGCTTGCATTGTGCCTTCAAGAGTAAAAATCTTCAATCCGTCTGCTTTTACTACATTTTCATATTCTTCCCATGTCCATTTCTTTACTGATGGATGCAGTCCTGTAAATGAAATTACTTCCCTTAAATTCTTACCATTCCATTGAATAGCCTCAATTATTATTGGTTTTTTTCTAAATTGTGTCATCGTCTTTATTTTAAGTCAAACTTAATTCCTTTTCAAGCTCTGCAATCCTTTCCCATGCCTCATCAAGATCGGCAATATTTGTCTTGTTTTTCGGCTTACTCATTCCAAAGCAGTTTAATAGATTTTTATGTGCGCTTATTAGTTCTTCCAGTTTCTTAATCCGTTTTTCAAGGTTGAAAGCTGTCAATTCCATTTTCTCAAACATTGCTTCTGCCTCTTTGAGGTCTTTATATTCTTGCAGTCTTTCTTTTATTGCTTTCATATTTCTAATTCCTTTCTGAGTTCGCTTATCTTTTGACGTATATTATCCCCGTATGAGACAACAACATCCTGTCCCATACTAACCCTATGCATATAATCAATTCTTTGCTCATACAATCCTGCCAGTTCTTCCAGCTTCTTAATCCGTTTATCAAGGTTGAAAGCTGTTAGTTCCATTTTTTCAAACATTGCTTCTGCATCTTTGAGGTCTTTTTCCAGCTTAGATGTGCGAAGTGATAAATCATTAATTTGTTTTTTGAGTTCAATTACAACCATTAATAGGGCATAATCATTAATCCATTTGGGATCATCAATGAATGTTAATATCGTTGCTGCATCTCTATTTAGATCATATAATAAACCTGAATCTGGCTGTTTAATACATTCTTTAAGTGGCATTGTCATTAATCCCTCAAAAGTGGAGACAACAATATTGCCCTTCTTATATTCTGCCAAAATCTTTTCCTTGATTGTTTGTTCTGCCTTTTTCATTTCTTTGAGTCATTTATAATTTTCATCAAAATAATTATTAAGACTGTCGAAACATTTATCACAAACCCAATATCCATGTCCATTATAGTCCTTTGTGGCTCGTTTATTACATCCTTTCTCTTTGCATATTCCGTGATCACCCTGCATCTGACCTTTAAACAATCGTGAATTATAAAATAACTTTTGCCCTTCCTTAGATAAGCCAAATTGTATTTCCTTTCCACATTCCGGACATTTAAATGATTCTCCATGTTGAATTAAACCCTGTATCCGGGAACTAATATATTTCTTCGTAAAATTAAGGTTGGCAAATCTACCATGATATTTTAATGCCATAATATCCCTTGCAAGTGCAGCATCTTCTTCTGTATCAAAAGTCCCTAAATAATTTGATTTCCCGTTAAATCTACAACATGCTCTTATATATTCTTTGCCATTTTTATCATAATAATAATTTACTCCAATATATTTAGATTTCCCTGTTGGTTTTCGATTTTTGCCATTCTGAAAATTAAAACAGTTCCTTAAATTATATTTTTGATTATTTAATCCATCATGGTCAATATGATCTACCATCATTCCTCTTGGTGTTTTCATAATCTCTCGATGCATTTGTATCATATTTCTACCATTTTTTCTTCTTCGTGCCGCATAATGCCGAGTTGAATTTTCTGATTTATTTTTATATACATACCAATTCCATTGATTAAGCCATTCGTAATCTTCATCATCAACTAAGGTAACTTTGCCCTGAGTCAGTTTAATTTCTTTCATCTTACCAGTTTTTATAATCCAGAACAAAAAGAATCGGAAGAGGAGTTCTGGTTTCCCTTTTCACCGGGGAGCTAATCCCGGCTATCCGATTCCAAAGATAAGAAATATTTTTCATTTAATCAATATTTCATCCTTGATGAATACCTGTATGTAATGTTGTGGTTCTTTCATTGTGAGTTAGATTT